TTAAGGATACATTCATTTGTGTACGCCGTTTCAATGATTGGGATGACCAAACATTCATCTTAACGTATTGGCAAAAAGTAGATATGCCTATCTTGCCACGTAATATCAAGACAATTCTTGATAGTGAAACAATCCGTCTTAACGGTCTTACTTCTCGTGGCTTTATCTTGGGTGGTCGTATTGAATTTAAAGAAGCAGAAAACCCTACAACAGATTTGTTGAATGGTATTATTCGCTTCCACAAATACCGTACACCTCCAATTCCAGCGCAAGAAATTGAAAGTATTTCTGAATACGATGTGTCTTATTTCAAAACGCTATTTCAAACAGTATAGAAAGGGGTAATTAATCATGGCATCTATCAATCAAGTACCGGAAGTACTTAATGACTTCCGTGTATACGAAGAAGGCTCTGACAACTGTTTAGGTGTTGCCAAAGTAGAATTACCTAGTGAATCTGTAATGACTCAAACTGTCAAAGGTGTGGGTATTGCAGGCGAAGTAGAAGCGCCAGTTATTGGCCACTACTCCTCTATGGAAACTAAACTTACATGGAACACTCCAACAGAAACTACACACCGCCTTACAGGTGGCCGTGGCGTACGCTTAGAAGTGCGTGGTGCTATCCAATGTTGGGATAGCGGTAAAGATAAATATGTAATCGTGCCTACACGCGCCGTTATTCGTGGCCGTGCTAAATCTAAAGAAAATGGCACATATGAATCTGGTAATACTATCGATGCAACGAACACAATTGAAACGACATATTTGAAACTCGAACAAGATGGTAAGGTAGTTCGTGAAATCGATAAATACGCTTATAAAGATTCTATTTCTGATGGCACAGACTTCCTTGGCGATGTTCGTGCTGCACTCGGTATTTAGTCTGTAGAAAGGACGATCACTAATGAGTAAACATAACACTATGAACGAAACACATGAACAAACAGGTATTGAATTAGTAAAAGCTGGTCATTCCTTACAATTCGAAGGTATCAGCGGTTACACATTAATTAAATGCGAAAAGTCCGCTAAGAATGAAGATAGAACTATCACAGTTCCAGCATTATCCATGACGTACCAAGCACATGTAGCAGCAGCTGCATGCGGGTGTAAAGTGGATGATATTTATAGTCTTCCGGCTGCCGATTTTACTAGAGTGTGCTTAGAGGTGCAGAATTTTTTGCTCAATTCCGAAAAATAACAGACCTAGAACGGTATTTCACCGAGTGTGCGATTACGTGCAGTAAATACACAAGCACACCGATGGACTACTTCATTCGAGAGCTAGACGTGGATGAGTTCATAGTCCACGTTCAGCTCATTAGTGATGGTATCGAGCGCGAGAATAAAGCAATGAAAGGGAGAAAATAATGGCCAATAAAGTCTTAGAAATGGCGATTGCCATTAAAGGTAAACTCGATGGTGGGTTATCCTCTTCCGTATCTAAAGCATCTCAGGAACTCAACAAATTATCTAATGCAATCAAAGACCAACAGGCGCAATACAGGAAATTGCAAGCTATATCGCAAAAGACTGGTAATGCTAGTGATAGAAATGCAGCACTTGCAGCTGAGCAAAAGCTAAATTCTATGTTACAACGACAAGCCCAGTTGCGGTCTAATATCGCAAGTCAGACAGCACATCAAAATGCAATAAGTAAAATGGGCGGTGCAAGTCCTTTAGCAGGTGCTGCATCTGCTGCGCAAGGTGCAAGTGCTGCCGTAAGCGGTATTACAGGAAAGCTTGCAAGTTTTGCTATGGTTGCCGCCGGTGGTTTTGGTATTGGTGCCATTATCGATAATGTGGTTAATGCAGGTGAAGCACTCTATCAATTGTCCAATAAATTACATATGACAACTGCTGAGACGGCACAATTTAAGAAAATTATGACGTTAAGTGGTGTAGATGTAGAAGCAGCCGCAAAGTCATTCGCAAAAATGGATAAGACGTTGGCCGGTGGCGGTAAAAGTGCTGAAGCATTGCAAGGGTACCTCAGTCAATTTGGTGTATCCTTAACCGATGCCAATGGTAAGTTATTGCCTATGAATCAACAGTTGGATGCCATGGCTAAAGGGTACCAAAATGCAGTAGCACAAGGACGTGGCCAGGAATTCATGCTTGAAACATTAGGGGCCAAAGGCATGGAGCTTACTAAGGTGTTCGAAAACTACGCAGATGCACAAGCGGCAGCGTCACAAATCAAAGGTGTCGGTATAGATCCTAAATCACTCCATGAAATATGGCTACAAATGAACATCTTGAAAGCGGAAGCTACGCAAGTTGCATTAGGGTTGGCACAAGCCTTTATTCCTATTGCTCAACAAATATTGCCGGCACTGATACCGGTATTACAGGCTGTTGTAACATTTATGAAGGATAACAAGGAAGCTATTGCTGCTGTAGTAACTAATGGATTGAAATTAGCATTACTGTATGGCACGGCTACAAAACTTGCATCAGGTATTACTACAATTACCACGGCATTTAAAGGCGTAGAAACGGCAATGGGTGCGTTTAAAGCAGCGGGTGCATTAATAGGTGGACCTTGGGTAATTGCTATTATGGCGATTATTGCAGTGATATACCTATTAGTAACCAATTGGGATACTATCTGTGCCACATTAACATCTGTTTGGGATAGTGTATGCTCTGGATTGAGTTCAATATGGGATAGCGTGTGTTCTGCTTTAAGTTCGGCATGGAGCGCCATTATATCCGGTATTATGGCTGTAATTAATGGGTTCTTATCATTAGGACTTAGCGTATTTAATGCGTTGAAAGCGGCAATAATTGCCTATGTAAATCTATGGTTAAACTTACCAACATATATTGGTATGGCCGTAGGGTTTATAATAGGCATTATTTTACGATTGCCAGAGATTGCTGTACAAGTTGGTACTGCTGTTATATCTGCCGTCGTATCATTCGCTACAGAATGTTATAACTTCGCAGTCACTACCTTTAGTGCTATGGTCGATGATATTTATAACTTCTTAATTAACTTACCTATGTACATGATCACTTTGGGTGCTGAGTTTGTAGCGGCGGTTATTTCGTTTGCCTCTGAGGCATATGCTACGGCCACATCATGGATTAGTAGTTTGGTTAACGATGTTATTAATTTCATCATGAATCTACCTAGTGCATGCGCTGATGCGGGAGCAGGTTTCGTAGCTGCCGCAGGACAATGGGCAAGTGATGCCTATAACGCTGTATTGGATTGGATTAAACAAATTCCTAGCGCCGTATCTAATGCAATTTCAGGCGCATGGGATAGTATCAAGGCTCAATTTAGTGGCGGTTTTACTGTGGGTGTTCAAGCTGCAGGCGGTAATGCATATGCTAATGGTGGTGTTATTACATCTCCGGAAGTCGCATTGATTGGTGAAGCAGGGTATCCTGAAGTAATTGTTCCTATTGATGGTAGTGCTAATGCGATGAATCTATGGCAAACGGCCGGACGGATGTTAGGTGTGAGTGGTGCACAGTCTGCTGTAGCACCTACAGTATCATTAGCACCTAGTGTGCCTGTGACATCCTCATCTAGTAATAGTGGAGCACCTGTACAAATTACATTCGCACCAGTTATTAATGCTGGTAATGGTTCAACTGATGATATTATGTCAGCATTGGATGCTAAAATGCGTGAATTTGAGCAAATGATGCGTAGCTATACCGCCGGACAACGGAGGTTAAGTTATGACTAGTTATACAACAATACAAGGGGATATGTGGGATTTAATCGCCTATAAGGTATATGGCAATGAACGATATATCAATTTATTGTTAGAAGCCAATCAAAAGCACCGTAATACGGCGATATTTTCCGCTGGTGTTGTGTTAACATGCCCAGATGTTCCTGCTGATTCTTTACCTGAATTCTTACCACCATGGAGGCGATAGTACATGAGCTTACAAAAGAGCCTAGCTAAGGTCCAGAAATGGAAGAAAGATTTAACACCACAAACGAAGTTAGCACGGCGGGCATGGTGTACGATTGGGTACCAACATTGGGGAAGTAAGGAGTCAAAGGACATCACAGACGATATTAGTAAGTACCTTCTTGATGTAACTTTCACAGATAACCTTTCAGGGGCTGTAGATGATGTGGCCATCTCATTAGAGGATAGGGGCCGTCTATGGGTCGGTGATTGGTATCCTGTGAAAGGATCATTACTAGAAGTCGCTATTAATACCGTAGCATGGGAGAAATTAGGGGATGAACAATTTACATTACCAATCGGCAAATTTGAAATTGATGAATTCGAGGGAAGTAGCCTTCCTGATGTAGTCAAAATCAAAGGTGTCGCTATTATCGGTAGTACTGACTTACGGGAGAAAAAGAAAGACAAATCGTGGAAAGCCACAACGCTTAAGGCGATTGCTACTGAAAAGGCAAAAGATAATAAATTAAAGCTAGTATGGGATGCGGACTTTGACCCACCGTTAAAAGATGCATCACAAAGTGCTGAATCAGACCTCGCATTTTTGCAGAAGCTATGCAATGATGCGGGGTTTTCTCTTAAGGTATCCACTGAACAGTTGATTATATTCGATGATTACAAATACGAAAATGTGAAGCCTAAAGTTATAATTCGTAGACCAGGTGGCCAATATCAGCCTTTACAGACTAAAGAGGGCGAACAACCACCTTTGATTATTACCAGGGCCATATCTTATTCGTACAAAAGTAAAACTCGTGAGGTATATCGAGCATGTCATGTGAAATACACCAATAAAGATAAGAAAACTGTGATTGAGGATACGTTTGAAGATCCTGACCGTAAGGGCCATACGTACCTTGCCGTATTAGAGGTCAATGAACAGGTAAAAGATAAAGCTGAGGCGAAACGATTGGCTAAGAAGAAACTTAGAGAAGCCAATAAGGAAGCCGACACAATGTCTTTTAGTTTCCATGGTAACCCTCTTATTATGGCATCGGTTACAGTTAAGCTAGAAGGATTTGGTGTGTTCGATGGTAATTATTTAATTACTAAAGCAACTCACACATTAGGAGCCAATTATTCAACGTCGATTGATGTAAGGAGGTGTTTAAATGGCTACTGATATATTATCCACATTAGCAGATATGATATTTATTGGAAATGTTTCAAGTACAATTCCTGAAGAAGGTAAAGCCGTTGTTACACGCCTCGATAGAGAAGGTGTTGTAACGGCGCCACTATCTGTCATTAATCGAGGAGCAGCACATGATAAGGACTATTGGATGCCGGCAATTGATGACCAGGTATTGTGCGTTATGTTGCCTAATCGGTCCGGTCGTGGCTTTTCTGATGGGTTTATCATTGGCACATTCTTTAGTACCGCGGATCCAACTCCAGGTGGCGCTGATAATGGGAAACGTGTGCTCACTGTTCCTGGAGATATGACACTTAATGTTGGTGGTACGCTATCCATCAATTCAAGTGGTGGCGATGTAGTGGTCAATGGTATTTCCTTAGTCCATCACGTACATGGTGGTGTAGAGTCTGGCGGTTCTACAACATCGGGACCAGTATAGGAGGTATAGATGTATATCGGTTATTTAGCGGATATAGTATTCTATACCGCATTAGACAATGTTCTTACTGTATCAGATGTAACACGTTCAGGTAGTGCTAGATGGGAAAAGCATAATTTAATGCTAGAAAAACCTGTAAAACAGTTTAGTGGGCCAGACGTAGAACAAATTACATGTAAGATTCTTATTTCTTCATCACTTGGACAATCTCCGGATAGTACTGTTAAGAAGTTGCGAAAATATCGCGACACAGGGGCTGTATTACCTTTTATCATTGGCGGTAAACCTGTTAGTCAAAACTACTTTGTAATCATGTCTATGAGCGAAGATAGCCTATTTACGGATGCCTATGGCAAGACGCAATCTATTGAAGTATCACTAACTCTTGAAGAGTATCCGGACAAGAATACAGTAGAAGAAAAGTCCATGCTTAACCAATATGGTCAGAAGTTCAATAAAGTTAATACGATATTGCGGAGGTTCTAGCCATGTCAGCAACGTATGAAATTAAACCAGTTACGGACAATAGGATATCGCTAGCACCTGAAAGTGAAGTCGCTGAGATTTTGCAGAATGTGCAAA